TCTGATACAATGCCATCTATTGGATGATAAAATGCTTTCGCGCTATCTTTTGCTAAGATATTTTTATGTAAATTATAACCTAATTTATCTGGTTTTGTGCCAATCCAACAAACTACAGATGATAATCCTAAAGCAGCAGCAGCGTGCTGTGAATAAGAATCAATTAATAATCTAGCTGTGGATAACGCCAATAACGCAAAACTTTCTCTCCAAGGCAAAGAGACTTGCTCTGCACCTTCAAATTTTAATTGATTTGGTCTACAAAGATGATAAATATAATATTTGTTACTTAATTTTTTTACTAATTTTTCTGTAAGAAAAGGTGGTATATCTCTTGACCAACTGTAGTGATTATTAGGTTGTCCTTCTACTCCACCATTAGGTTGGATAACTAAAATAGGCTTTTCTTTTGCAAATTTAGTTTGAGCATCATAAATTTCTGCTTGATTAATATATAATTTCGGCTGTTCATTGTTGTATTTTAAATTAAACATTTCACACCAAGCATTAATTAAATGTTTATTTTTTGCAACATATTGGTCACTTTGATAAACTTCGTTGCCTAAATAAATAACATCTTTATCTTTAATAAAATCATTATAAAAGTATTGAACTGTATTAGATCTATATACTCTATGAACAAAAGGATTATTAAGAAAAACTTCTGGATAAGGACATACTACAATTAAATCTCTATCTGGATAATTATTTTTTATACATTCTGCAACAGCTGTTGATGCAATATGTTTACCTATTCCACCTTGAAGAAAGAAAACTACATTTTTCATTTTAAATTGCGCCAAAATTCAAGATTAGAGTATTGATTTGCAACATCTCCAAGTATTTCATAAGCTTTGTGTGGCACTGGTTTTACCACAGATCGTATTGTATGAAGGTCTTTGATCCTATGAATATTGTCGTCATCTTCTTTTGTCATTTGTACTACATTATTAAAATCATGATTATAATATTCTAATCCAATAAAATCATAAATATTTCTAATTGTTTGCTCTGGATTATTTGTTAGATCATCAAATTCCATAAAAAATAATCTATCTTTGTGTCCTCTTTCTACTGCATCTTTGAGTCTATTAAATGCATCTCCAAGAGGTTGTCCTGCTTCTGCCCAAAGTTCTGCTCTGCCTTTTATTGTAAGAGATTTATTATAATTATTTTGTTCTATATTCCATTGGCTTTGTCCTGTGGTTTTTCTCCAAAGCATTTCAAAAGAAGCAAGTATTTCATTGACATTTCTTACAGTGCAGACTAATTTGGCTTTTTTATCTAATGCAAATTCAAGGGTTTCTATTATAGATAACCAGCCACGACCTTTATCAAATACTGTATTTTTATCTGTGAGATGATAAGAATTTAATACTGACTTTAAAACGTTTTTTAATTGATCTCTATTAATACCTTCTGCTTGATGCTCTACAATTCGATCCCATTGATTTCTTATTGAAAATAATATTTCAATACAACCGCTTGTGGCTTTACTTACAAAAATCTCAGGATTTTGAGCTAAAATATTGCAAAGTAGTGTTGATCCTGATCTTGGCAGACCAGAAATAAAAAAGATTTCTTTTTGAGCCATCTTATATAGTATATGATATTATATTAGAAAAGTCAAGAAAATTATGCGGTATTTATTATAATATTATTTAATTTTAAAATTTAATAATTAAACGTAAAAATATGCATCCACATTAACTGCTAAACCCGAAGCGACATTATTAGATCCGGCGTTAAAATTAGTTTGATAATAAAAAGATACAAAATCTCCAGATTTTATTGGTATATTTAAATTTCCAGTAGTATTAGCGTACATTGTGTTAACTGCAGGGATATTTATTCCTGACGTAACTTGGACTCCTGCACTTGCATCATCAATAAGAGCATTGTTTCCAAAATTTTTAAAATACCCTGTCATTGCATTACTTGGAGTTGGAGCATTAGTTTTTGCAATACTAGTCCATACAACTTTTCTTAAATAACAATCTTGTGCAATTTGAACTCGTCTTCTTTCATTAGAAGCTAGACCAACTGGATCAATATCCATTTGTGGTCCAAAATAATAATATTGAGTACCAGCACTTGTATTATTTCGCACATGACCATAATTCATAACAAATGGCGTAGATCCACTTAAAAGAACTCCTGTGTTACCTACTGTTAAATTACCACTAACAACATTTAATCCAGACTGACTTATTCTTGCTATTGTGCTTCCAAGCGTAGTTCCTCCAGCGTGGAATTCTATAGCGGTATTAGGTGTTTGAGTTCCAATGTCTAAATTTCCACCATTAATAAATAAGTATCCATCTAATCCAGTTCCATTGGTATAGGTAGGATCATTATATCCGCTATTATTTATACCAAGATTAATAAAGTTACTAGAATCTGTTCCGTTGTTTGCTGTGATAACCAAATCTGCGCTAGCAAGTAAACCAGTTGCTCTATTTTGGATATTTAATTGAAGATAAGTGTTTCCACTGCCAACTACTGAAAGAGGATTATTTGGTAATCCTGCAGCTACTGCGCCAGAAAGAGAAAATATTCCAGAATTTCTAAAATTAACATTACCATATATAAATGGTTTTGCGAAATATACGCCACTATCAAAATCTAGCGTTAAAGAGTGCTCGCTAGAAGAATCATGAGCACGATTCTGGCCGTCCCCAAGAACTGCTGATCCACTATGAAGAGCACTTACAGTAGAACATCTGCCGCCAATAATGTAACTATAGTCTCCTTGCGCACGATTATAACTTCCTCCGCCAACAGTTGCAAAGCATGCTGTTGCACAATTAAAATATCCTCCAACAACATTTGCATAGGCTGCTGTTGCGCAATTAGTATATCCTCCACCAACATTTGCATAGGCTGCTGTTGCACAATTTTGAACTCCTCCACCAACAATTGAAAAAATTCCCGATGCACAATTCCGTCTTCCTCCAGCAACAATTGAACAATTTCCTATTGCAGAATTACAACTTCCTCCACCAATAGTTGAAGCGATTCCTGATGCAGTATTACAATATCCTCCGCCAATAGTTGCACCGTTTCCTGTTGCAAAATTCAAACATCCCCCACCAACAGTTGAATTATTTCCTGTTGCGCAATTTCTATATCCTCCACCAACAGTTGAAGAAGTTCCTCTTGCACAATTATAAGCTCCTCCGCCAACAGTTGCAAAGCATGCTGTTGCACAATTATTATATCCTCCATCAACATTTGCATAAGTTGCTGTTGCACGATTGCTGTCTCCTCCACCGATAGTTGAGTATTCTCCTAATGCGCAATTATTTCTTCCTCCAGCAACAGTTGCATGATTTAATGTTGCGCAATTTATATATCCCCCGCCAATAGTTGAACGATCTCCTAGCGCACGATTTTGATTTCCTCCGCCAACGATTGAACAATTTCCTATTGCACAATTACGAGATCCTCCGCCAACGGTTGAACCAATTCCTGATGCAAAATTACAATATCCTCCGTTAACATTTGAATAACTTCCTCGTGTGCAATTTCTACATCCTCCGCCAACAAATGAACCATCTGCCAGTACACGATTACAGCTTCCTCCACCAATAATTGAAGAGATTCCTGATGCACCATTACAATATCCTCCACCAACAGTTGAACAATTTCCTCGAGCACAATTAGTTCTTCCTCCGCCAACAGTTGAGAGGTTTCCTAATGCACAATTAAAATATCCTCCAGCAATAGTTGAAGAAACTCCTGTTGCACAATTATTGCTTCCTCCACCAATAGTTGAACGAAATCCTGCCGCACAATTAAAGTATCCTCCACCAACGGTTGAGCAATTTCCTAGTGCACGATTCCGTCCTCCTCCACCAATAGTTGAAAGAATTTGTGTTGCACAATTTAGACCTCCTCCACCAACAGTTGAGCGAACTCCTGTTGCAAAATTAAAATATCCTCCACCAACAGTTGCAGAGGCTGCTGTTGCACAATTCCGATGTCCTCCACCAACAGTTGAGCAATCTCCTAGCGCAAGATTACATTGTCCTCCACCAATAGTTGAAAAGATTCCTGTTGCACAATTTAGGCTTCCTCCGCCAACAGTTGAAGAAGGTCCTAGTGTACAATTTTTAATTCCTCCACCAACAGTTGAATGAGTTCCTGTTGCACAATTTCTATATCCTCCGCCAACATTTGCATAGATTGCTGTTGCGCAATTTAAAAATCCTCCGCCAACATTTGCATAAGTTGCTGTTGCGCAATTATAAGCTCCTCCGCCAACATTTGCATAGATTGCTGTTGCAGAATTATTTCTTCCTCCTCCAATATTTGCATAGGCTGCTGTTGCACAATTTTGAGCTCCTCCACCAACAGTTGAAAAAATTCCCGATGCACGATTTAAAAATCCTCCGCCAACAGTTGAAGCGAGTGCGCATGCTTTATTATTACCTCCTCCACCAACAGTTGAAATGAATCCTGTTGCACAATTATAGCATCCTCCGCCAACGGTTGAACAATTTCCTAGTGCACAATTTTTAATTCCTCCGCCAACATTCGCGTAATTTGCTGTTGCACAATTTTTACATCCTCCGCCAACATTCGCGTAATTTGCTGTTGCACAATTTTTATATCCTCCGCCAACATTTGCATAAGTTGCTGTTGCGCAATTATAACCTCCTCCGCCAACAGTTGCAGAGGTTGCTGTTGCAGAATTACCATATCCTCCGCCAACAGTTGCAGCGTATCCTGTTGTACGATTACAAATTCCTCCGCCAACAGTTGAATTACTTTGTAGTGCACAATTACAGCATCCTCCGCCAACGGTTGAAAAATTTCCTAGTGCACAATTATAAATTCCTCCACCAACAGTTGCATAGGCTGCTGTTGCACGATTTTGATATCCTCCACCAACAGTTGCATAAGTTGCTGTTGCGCAATTATAACCTCCTCCACCAACAGTTGCAGCGGTTGCCGTTGCATTATTGTATTCTCCTCCACCAATAGTTGAATTAGTTCCTAGTGCACGATTACGATATCCTCCGCCAACATTTGCATAAGTTGCTGTTGCGCAATTATAACCTCCTCCGCCAACAGTTGCAGAGAATGCTGATGCAATATTATACTTTCCTCCACCAACATTTGAATAAGTTGCTGTTGCGCAATTTCTAAATCCTCCAACAACAATTGCGTAATTTCCAGAAGCTAAATTACCACTACCTCCACCTATAACAACGTGAGCTCCATTATAATTATTATTTGCACCAAAAATTTTTATCCCACTAACTGGTTGATCTCCAGTGTTGTAAACAATATTCGTTGCATAAATTTGATCGAAACTTCCTGTTAATGATCCTAAATATGCAGAAGTAATAAAATTTTGAATTGTTCCAGATAAATCTGCTTGATTAAGTTGTTTGCCGCGAATTAAATTGTCAGCCATTTGTTATATCCTCAGATTTTTTGCTATGATAAAGAATACTAGCAACATAAGTGTCTAATCCATGCTCTACAGCTATACTCTCAATATCAGAAATTTTATCGAGATTTTTATCTTTAGGATTTTTTACATATTCATTTACAACAGAATCCCAGACTTCTGGATTTTCATTTGAAGCAATAATTTTTACTATTTCAAATGCGACTTCTTTTTGTTGTTTAGATAGTTTGCGAAGAGAATGTCTTTCTCTTAAGGATGCTTCTACTTTTTCTTGTAATCTTGAAGCAAGAACGAAATTATCTTTAATTTTTTCTATATTAAATAGTGAAGCTTTAGATTGTTTACCTTGACCTTTTGGATTAATATTTTTTGTGCTTTGAGGAATTCCAGTTGATCCTGATGGTCTGCCGGGTTCTGATCCAATTTTAGCTCCTCCAATAAGTGGTTGATAAAGACCTTGATCTTTTAATTCTCTAAATTTTTCTTGAGACGCAATTGACTCTTCCGTTTGTGGAAGTTTTCCAGATTCAATTGCAGCGAGACCCTCTTCTGGAGTTAAGATACCAAGTTCCATTAATCTTGTAAAAATTCTAGAATATTGAACATCATCTTTAAGATCAATATCTTCGAAGAATGGAGTTGGATAATTTTTGAATCCGAGATCCCTACTAATTCTTCTAATTTCTGGATACAAGAAATTATTTAAGAAAGATTCTCTAGATTGTTTGAGCCTTTCAATAAATACTTGTACCTTCATGCTTCCATTAGCAAACTTATCATTTCCAATTAGAATATTATTTAAACCAACTAAAATATCTCTATCTACAACTTCATATTTTTCTGGTCCCATTAAGTTACCGATTTCTGGAATAACAAATTGAGCTTTTGTTGTATAATCTGCAATAAGAACACGACCAACACTTTGATTTGTAAATAAATTCTGCATCGCTTCAAGATTTTTTTGATTAACTCCACCTTTATCTGGATCTGTTCCCATGGTTACTAATAGAACTATTTGTTGCATTGTGCGAGCAATAGACATGTCCATCTTTTTCATTTCTGCTTTCCAGTTAATATCTTCAAGAACTGGGAATCCCATTGGAACTGCAAATGGCTCGTAATCTTGTTTCTTATAAAATACAGCGGAAAGTCTATCTCGATCTAATGGCAGAGTTAGAATACCAACTCTAGTTTTTGTAATAAGTCTTTGTGTTTCTATTGGTAAACTTTCTAATACTTCTTTATCTTCTGGAGTCTTTGGAGCTTTTAATCTTTCCAATTCATAATCTGTCAAAATTTTATAATATCTTCCTACTGAGAAATTGATTGTTCCGCCTAGTTGAACGTCAGCAGGATTAATAATATTATATCTTGCTGGTAACATAACATCCGCAGCTTTTGCAGATAATCCAAAGGTTTGAGTAATTTTATTAACATCTTCTGGTTTAATTTTTGTATCAAAACGATAAATAAATACGTTACCACTTCGATAATATTCACGGAAAAATTGATCAAGCAAATCAAATATATTTATTTTCTTTAACCATGCACTAAAAAAGTCCCTACTCTTTTGACTTCCACCTTTGAAATAAATATTGCTACAAGAAAATTCTGTCATTAAATCAATAGTATTTCTAAATACTGCAAAGTTATAATAGCATTTTTGACAGAGAATGACCGCATCACGGACATTCATATTAGAGCTATTAGATATGCCAGTTGAATATCTAAAAGGAATTAAGCCAGTATCAATATTTCTATATCTATCTGTTCTAGTAATATCTGCTGATACATTTCTTCTAGTTTGAGTATGAGAAGAATCTGCAGAGTCTGATCCGTAAGATGCAGCTTTTGTTTCGTAAGTAGAAGCATCTGATACCATTAGAGGTTGGATTTCTTCGCTTTTTATGATTTTTTCTTCTTTTTTAGGTTTTTTGGCCATTTTTATTATTAAGTATTACACATTATCTGATCATAATAGGCGAAAAAGTCGCTTCTGCCTGTATGATCTGTACGCTCATCATATCATTATAGCACTTTACGGCCCAATTTGCTAACATAAATGCTGAATAATTGTCTTTTCTGGCCTTATTCGCAGACGCACTTCTTTTTAAATGCTGTGGTAAATCAAAACTTTGAGTACCACGGCTAGTAGCTGAATGTTCAATTAATACGCATTGTTTTTTCGTCTGATAGATAAAGTCATCTTGATTTTCAATAAAGTCTAAAACGGTCCAATCCTTCTTATCGTCTACTTTCATTAAATCTAATGGTAGATTTAAACTTACTGTTTGATTAAATGAGGCTTCATCAGATGCTGTTCTACTTGCAAACCATACTCTTTTATAATCAATACAAGCTTGTAGATATTCATTTGCTTTACGAATAAAATTACTTGTGAATACTTGATTAAAGGCTATTCTTTTGTCATCTAAATTATATTTATTTTTAGCATTTTTAATCATTATATCATAATCTATGCCTTCTAATTCTGAATCTATATCTAATGTTTTAATTTCTAATTTACTATTTTTAAATAAAGTAGATTGATTGCATGCAGATAAAAATGTATCAGCACCAGCATTATCAAGAACCATAAATACAATATTAAAATTAGTTAAAATATAATAAAGATAATTAACGTGATTTTTTAAATTACCAAGCCCTGCATAAGTATGAACTAAAATACCTTGGCCTTTTTCTTCATCTAATTCCATAACTGCCATAGCAAAATAATCTGCATTGGGACTATCGCTCATATTAGGATCAATCCCTAAAATATATTTTTTCTTAGGATCGCCCTTCATTAAAGTATGAGGTGCTTCTCCAGTTTTTAATGTACATTCTTCCATCTTTTTTGCATTAAAATAACTATCACTACCATCTGTAAACTGCGCGCAATATTCTCGAAGAAATCCGCTATGACTTGATCCACCAGCTTGAGCTTCTTCAATAATTGTTTTATCAATCATTTCTTCTGGTAGGGCTTCGTAACTTAATTGACTTACAAAGTATGTGGCTTCACCTCTTTCTGGACTATTAATCTTCTCGCACCATTCATTGTAAGTTTTATAAAGATTTTCAAATGTATAACTCGCAGATGAAAGAGCGATCATCTTACTTGTATTTTCAAATACCATTCTATCTTCTTCTTTCATTAATCCTTCTGATATTAGTTTATCTTCAAACTCACGAATCTCCATTCGTTCTTTCATGTTCTGTGGAGCTACCAAGAATGGCATCAAAACATTTTTAATAATTTCTTCTGGGAGCAAAAGGAACTCGTCAAGTACAAGAATGTTTGCGCGAAAACCTCGAATCTTTTCTCCGTTAAGAGGAATAGCTACAATGCTTCCGCCATTTATTTGCCATTCAAACTGATCGTTTCTTTTGGCTTTCGCTCCAAAACATTGAGCTAATAATTCTGCGCCTTTGCCATCCACAATTTTTTCTAGATTATTAAAAATAAACCGCGCAGTTCTGAATGTTGGACCAGCAATAAGAATTTTAGTGTTAGGTTCAAATACGCATTGAAGAAAACAAAATACTGCTGCCATAAATGATTTACCGCATCCACGACCAAATACGCACATATTAAAATTTCTATTCATCATGGCTTTAAGATGTAATTCTTGATATGGAGCTAGCTTAACTCCACTAATAAGTTCTGTTGTAAACCCAAGATTAGCTCTAAGAAATTTAGCTAAAGTAATTTTAGCTTCTTTATCATTAAGAAACCCCTTAAGTTGAGATAACTCAGCATTAACATCCTTGACTTCTCTTAAATATTTGTCTGGACAATATATCATAAAATTTTCATGTCATAGGCTAATTGAAGATCTATCTTCTTATAAAAACAATTACTTGCAAAAATAGATTCAATTATTCTAGTCATCTCTGCTCGTCCATCAACAAATA